CGCCGTCGTCGCGTTCAACTGCATGTTGATCGGCGCACCAAGACTGGGCAGCGTCGACGCCACCAGCGACGCGGCATTCACGCCGGGGAACGGCGGCATCATTTCCCATTGCGTGCCGTCAAACCAAGTGACGACGGTCTGGTTGGGCTGTATCTCGCCGCCAGTCAGCGGGACCGGCCCGGTAATCGACTGCTTGTAGATACTCGTCGCCGTGCCGGCGTTGACCGCAAGTGATGCGGTCGCGGTGTTAGCCGCGTTGGCGACAAAGACGACCGAGTAATTTTTCGTCCCCGAGAAGCCGGGCGGGACCGTGATCGTGACCGAGTACGCATTGCCGACGTTGGTCGATGTGCCGCCCAGAAACACTGTTGAGCCACCGGCATTTGCCGGGATCGGCGTCGTCAACCCGACCAGCGCCGTGATCGAGGAGTTCGCCCCGCTCTCGGCCGTGTTATTAAGAAGACAGGAAAGAATGGCGTTGTAGTTCGCCATCACCTGCGAGGCGTCGGCCGTCGTGCCGTTGGTCAGATTGAACGGCACCGAGCACGACACGCCCGCGTTGGCGGCCGAGACCGACAAAAAGAAAAACAGGGACGCTAGGAGCTTTTTCATGCTGTGGCCGCCAGTTGGTTAGTCAGGTAACGAAGCATCTGGTAACGGAACGACCACGTACCGAGCTTGATGCCCGCCGCGCTCTGACCCGTTACCTGAAACATGATTCGGGCAAACACAAGGGGGATAGTCCACGGGAGCTGTACGGGCGACAAGCTCTGATTGGACCCGGCCCAAACCGCGCCGCCCCACAGGAACGCCCCCCAGATCGTCGCCCCGGCCGGCGTGATGATCTGCACGCTGTCGAGCACGGTGCCGTTTTCGTCGATAGCGTTGACGATCATGTTCGCAATCAGGTCGGCCAGCGCGACCAGCAGCAGGCTCTCCGTCACGCAATTATTCGTCATCTTATCGGTATCGGGCAAGTAAGACGTGGTGTCGTTCCACGTCATCTGCACGCCGTTCTCGACAAAGGTACTAGTGCCCGACTGCACTGGATCGGACTGCCACAACGAATTGGTCACACCGATGGGAGCGCCGATAAAGGTATTGCCGTAAGGCGCGATGAGCGACATCGGGAAGGTGTGGGGGCCGGTCCATATCTGCCGCGCAATGTCGTACCAGTACTCCTGATTGGGGCTCCCCGCCGCGTTGCCGTTCTGCACCGAGATGCGCAAGATGTTGCCGCCGCACGCCGCCGCCACGCGCGAGGGCACAACCGCATAGATAAACGGCACCGTCACGCCCTGCCCGTCGATGCCGATCGGGTCGGAGACGTGGCCGAAAAAGTCGATCTGCCGCACGCCATCGGGCGACACGAACGCCAAGCCCTTCGGCGTATTGACTACCGTGTTCGGCGCCTTGGTCCCGGTCGTGATGTTGAGCGCGTTGAGCAGCAAGTTGCTGGTCGAGGCGTCGCCCGTGATCTGATAGATGTTGCTGTCGTCCTTGAACACGACCAAGGACTGAATGATGCCGCCGAGTTGGTTGTTGAGCGCCAACTGCCCGAGCGCCGTCAGCGGCACAGTGTCGCCGAAAGTCAAGACCTGGGTGCCAAGCGTCGCCACCAGCGGGCTGAGCGAGTCGGAGAAAATCACCGCGGGCTGCGCCGGCAGATTGTAGATGTACCACGCCCGGCCGTTGAACTGCGACACCGCGCTCGGAGGGACGGCGAACGACAGGCCGCCCGCGCCACCCAGATTGCCCGATGACCACGCGGGCGAGGCAGGTGTGGTGATGTCCAGAATACCGACGTAGCCGTTGGTGCCGTTGAAGCCCGGATGCGTGACGATGAGCTTGGAGCCTATCAGCGCTGCGGTCGGCGGCACCCACGCCCCCGTCGTGCCGGGCGAGGTCGGCGTGTTGCCCGCCGTCACACCCGAGATCGTGACAAAGGCGTTAGTGAGAAGGTTGTAAACGAACGGCTCGTCCTGCCCGACATTGCGGCCGGTCGCGATCATGCCGTAGGCATAACTGCCGATGACCTTCAGGAGCGAGATAAAGCCCGGCGTCGTGAAACCGGAGAATGTCGACTGCTCGATCGAAGCCGGGCGGCACTGAAACAGACCACGGGTCGTCGGGTCGGGAATGAGATTTTGCAACGACCCCATCGACCCGGCAAAGGTCTGTGACGCATCGAGCGTGTCAGACAGCCCGCGCGGACGCCATGCGATCGGTTTGGAGTCGCGTTGCACTTACCATCCTATTTGCTTGGTATTCTTCAACCTATCGTAGCTCCTCCCAAATCTACGTCTATCTAGTTGTACCGTGTTGGACCGATTCTCCTTGTCATCCTTCATCATGAGATACTTGCGCAGCAGCGTCCCGGCACCATTGGGATATTTGTCATCGTCCGATAGATACGCCGTCGCGCGCTCATCGTCGGCATCCTTCATCAGTTCACCGGCCACGCGCGTTACGAGATAGTTGGTGTTCGGGAACCACGGCACCGTGCTCGACGTCGACGGGTTGGCGATGTCGGACATCTGCGAATAGTAGCGCACCGTCATGGCGTAGGCGCCGCTCGGCGGCATCCAGAACACAGCTACCGGCACGCCCAAGGCCCCCGGTGTGCCGAGCACGGTCGAGTTGAGAAACCCGTTGCCCGACATATCCACAGCAAAAAAGATCGGGAAGTTCGACACCCCCGCCTGCTCGACCAGCATGTCGAACTCGTTAAGATCGAGCGGGATCATGGGGTACGGCACGCCGCTGATAAAGTACCAGCACTCATTGCGAATGCCGCGCAGGTAGTTGGAAGGGAAATTCTGGAACGCCTGCCCGTTATAGTTCAACTGATTGGTATTGAAGTTGAAACCGTAAGTCTGCTTGGCGACGTCGAAGTCATAGTCCTGACAAAGCTCTTGCAGGACCATGTTGAGCGAGTCACCGGCCTGCGAGAGAAACCCGGGAACTCGTGCAATCTGGGCAGCGCGCGCGCATATCTGTGCCGCCGTCAGCGACATTTCGCTTCAGCTTCCTCGATGTCTTCTTTCAGCTTCTTAACGACGCCGATCATATGCTGGCTATTGTTCTTCCAGTTGTCCATCTGCTTGCGCTGGCTCTCGCTCGGGCGCCACGGACCCTGCTTGTTCCGTGCTTCCCACTCGGCCGCCTGCTGCTGCTCGTAATTGGCAAGCTGCTGCTCGTTAGTCGTGACCTGCCGGTAGGCCGCCTCAAGCGTCTGTTTCAATTCAACGAGCTTGTACCGCGCCTCAAGATGCTCCCCCGCCGTGCTGAGCTTAGTCAGAAGATGGTGAAAGCGCCTGTCCTCAAGGTACTCGATCGGCACGCCGGCACCGAACTCGACCGAGCGGGCATTGCCGAGTTGCGACGTGAAACGCACGCTGACCGCGAGCGGGGCCTCGTCCACAAGCGAGATTTTCTCCTCGACCGGAGGAGTGCGGTTCGGCTTATCCAACATCAGATGCTCGTGTTCTGGTTAAGGGAAGACCGGGTGTTCACGGCGCTCGACGTCGCGCCTGCGTGCTGCGGGCCAAGGCGAGGCTGCAACTGCTGGCGGGTGATGTCGCCCTTGCGGCGCTCGCCGTGTATCTCGCGCTCGTGCTCCCAGCCGCGCGCCTGAATATCACGCAAGGTCTGCGCCACGCCGTAACGCACGTTGTAGATCAGGCCGTGGTAGAACATCACACCGTCAAGCGAGATGAACGACGCGCTGAACTTCTCGGAAGCGACAAACGGGGCGAGATCAATCTGAATGTCCTCGTAAGTCTCGTTGACATCAGCCGCGTTCTCACGCTCCTCCTCGGCGATCGCCTGCGCAAGATATGTCGCCTCGGCCTTGTCGCGCCGCTTCTTGGCGACGTGCTCGCGCGCCTTCTGCCTGATCTGCTCGCGCTCGGCATCCGTCAAACTCGTGTCGACTAGCAACCGCTTGTCGAGCGCCGACAGTTGGTCCGCGACTGATCGTTTCGCCATTCGCCACCTTTAGCTGTGTGTCCACGAGCCGGCAGTCAGGGTCGCCCCGGTGCCGGTCCCCGTCGCGGCCTTGCTCAATGTCAGGCTCAGGCCATTCGCCGCGATCGCGCTGATGACGGTGCCCGTGGGGATGTTGGTCCCCGTGATAATCATGCCCGCCCACCAGCCTTGGTTAATCACGTTGGCAGACAAAGCCGTCACTGCCGTACCGGCCGCGACCGAGTAGTTGCCGGTCGCCGTCAAGGTCTGCGGCAGTGATTCCTTCGCAATCAGTACCGGCCAGCCGCTCTGGTCAACCGCTACCCAGTCGCCCGCGTTAGCAATCAAGACGCCGCGATTGGGTACATAAAGCAGCCCGCTTCGCACGAAGCAGTCCGCCAAGGGCTGTTGGTTGAGCGACTGCTGCGGGTTGCGGTTCGTGTCGTAAATCGAGTTCATGATCGTCGCCCAGTCAGTCGCGCTGATCTGGGGTGTCGCGTTGTACTTTGGCGGTATCTGGACAGCCGTCAACGAAGTCGTTAAGAGCGTGCCAAGCGTCTTGGTAGCCATTACGGTTTACCCGAAATCCAGCCCTGCATCTCGGCGAGGTTGCCAGCCAGGTTAAGTTGCGTCGACACGTCGGACGCCATCGCATTCGTCAGCGTCGTGATGTCGGCCGAAGCGATCGCCCCGCTGGTGCCCGAGCCCGCGATATTCTGGGCGCCGGGTGTATTAATGCCGCCGAGCGTCTGGGCGTTGCCGCCACCCGGCCCAACCTGCGGGGAGCCGATCGGTCCCATGCCGGGGGCGACCCAATCCACGTTCCACGTATATCTTAATCTATAGGCCATTTGGCCCTCCTTACCCGAAGGTCGAGTTGAACGCCGAGGTCGACTCAACGCGCATCATGAATTGGTTGTTGAGGAAGATCGTTCCGTAGAACGTCTTCCAGCCCACGACGCGCAACTGATTAAGCGGATCGCTCTTATCGGCCTCTTTCAGATACGTGAACTTGGTGTCGTCCAGCACGATCTGCCCGTACGCGCCGCGACCGAAGATGAAGTTCGGATACACGGTGACGCCGGAAGCCGGCGCGGCCGGGGGTATCTGCGCCGTGCCGAGACCCGTAATGACGACCGTCTGGCCGCCCGCAAGCTGCGTCGCCTGCCCCTGCAACGGACCAACGGTCGGACCTGCCGCACAGACACCGAGAGTGGACGGCGAAGTCGTGGTGCCGACGTAAACGTTGAATGTGTAGCCGGCGAGCACCGGCAGGATGACGCTGATCGAACCGTTCGGCCCGGTCACGCTGATCGCGTTAGAGATCAGATAGACCTGCGACTCATACTGGTTTTGCGTGTCCTGTGCGGTAACAATAATGTAGTAGTTCGCGCTGGTCGCGAGGCTCCCCGCCGAGCCGGCGGTGCCCTGAATCGCAGCGTTGCCGGTGAACGACGGCACAAGGTTCGACATGCAGAACCGGATGCCCGACCACTCGCCCAGCTCGTAATTGTAAAGCCGGTTGACGTCCGAGTACGACCACGCGGTTTGAATAGCCTGGTTCTCGCGCAAGTCGCCCGCACAGAACGGATGGATCACCGCCGCGTAGTGCGGCATGCTGCGCGGATTGCTCGACGCCTTTGACCCACCAGCATCGGCTTCGAGCTTGGTGTCGGTCATCTCGTCGCCCATAAAGCGCGGCGCACCGAGAGTGAGCAGCATCGCATAGGCGCGGTTAAGCTCGTGGATGTTCATCACGTCGCCGGCCACGAGGCTCGACCGGGCGCCGCGCGAGTTGACGTAGTTGACCTGCGCACCGCCCATCAGGTTGTTGAAGGTGTTGCGTTCCAGCGTTTCTGCAACTTGCAGGCCCAGAAGCTCGATCGCCTTCTTGAACAGCGGATGCTTGATCGTCATCTCGGCGACGTCAGTGATGGTGATCTTGTCGCCCCACTGAAGCGCAGTCGCCGTCACCTGCCCGATCGTCATGATCTCGCCGACCGGGGGCACACCCTCCGAGAGCGGGGCGTAGGGCAGCGAAACACGGTTGTAGCGGGTCGCCGTGTAGGTCAGGCCGCGGCCTTTGGGCAACGTCAACGGATCGCCAAACTGGTAGACGACCAACTGGCGCCGGGCCAGCGGCAGCGTCTTGTCGGCAATATATGCCTCTACGTCAGCTTGGAAGCTGGAAGACTGGTTGACGGCCATCGTGGCTCTCCTGCGGCCTTAACCGCTTAAAGGGACTGGTTCTCCAGCCGCCTTTCAAGAGAGTTGGTACGGTCACGCCGCGGTGCCGAGACGTCAGAACCGGAATTGGAAGGCCGCGTCTGCTGGCGCTGGACACGTCGCTCGGCTTGAGCGCGTTGACCGGGCCTCGCCGCCTGCCGTCCTTCCACCGCAGACTTGCCGATCAGATAATACATGAGCCGTTCGCGTTCGACGTTCATGTTCTGCTCGCGCAAGGTGCGTAGTTCTGCCTCGACTTGCGTCTCCCACTTCTTGTAAAGCGGGTCGACCGTAGCCTTCGCTTGAAAAGCAGCTCTGTCGCTGCCGTCCTGAGTCGCAAACCGCATCTGCTGCATTTCGCGAGTAAAGCTCTGTCTCGCGTCGTGCAACTCCGCGGTGATGCGTTCTTCGGGCGACATCAACGCCAAACGCTGCGCGCGTGCTTCGGGCGTCTCGCCCTGCGGTGGCCGAGCCTGACCTGCAATCAGCGTATCAAGGCGCCGGTTAAGATCGGCTTCCCGTTGCCGGGCCTCGCGAAGTTCGTTCGCAAGTCTTTGGTGCCGGGACTCTCCGCGCGAAGGTTGCTGTTGCTGGTCCGGCTTTTGGGCTGCGATCGGCTCCGCTTCCTCTGCCCCGGTTTCCTTATCCGGTTCATCGGCTTCGTCGTCGACGAGCGCTTGATCCTGCAAGTCCTCAGTCTCGTCCCCATCCTGTACGGGTGGGTCGAGATCAATGTCCTCAAGTTCAGGATCGCCCTCGGCCATCTGCACACACTCCATAAAAGGTGGCTAACGGTCACCAGTCGAGGCAACCCCTTACGGGGGTTAATCGAGTACCGCAAGAATGCGGCAGGTCTTACAGGCTGTCAATAGCTCACCGGAAGAATACCGGAGCCGGCCAAAGCATGTTGGACAGTTCAGTTAGGAACCACGCCGCGATGACGATGCCGATCACCATGCCGATCATCTTCTGGAGCCGCGATGGAAGGTTCCGGCTCTGCCAGACAATCCTTCGTCTGGTCATCGCAACGCGTAGATGGAGCTGTGGTCGATGAGCTGTCCGTGTCGCTCGAATTGAAATCGCCCGAAGCTGCCGCCACCCCCGAGCAGCATGTTCGCAGCCAGCAGGAGGATTACAATCAGCACTAAGGCGCCGACGACAAACAGAATTATGTCCCTGAGCGCGCCTAGGCCAACCCAGCTAAGGATCAGATCGAGGACTTTGGTGATGATGTACCAGACGACGAGAACGACAATGACGCCAATGGCAAAGGTGATGAAGCCCGCGGCGGTTATGGCCGCGCCGCCCCCGCCGAAAAGGACGCCCTTCACGGCGACCAAGAACAGAATCAGCAACACCCCGCCGACAGCGAGCTTGGCGATTTTCTTAAACCGCTCGTCGGTGGAGATGAAGTCAATGGCAAGAAAAACCAAGGCACCAATGATTATGATGCCGACCAAAGTAATGAGGAAGTCCATTAAGCCTGAACCGGACATGACCACACATCTAGCCTAAAAAGAGCACTCGCGTCAATGGGTAAACCGCAGCGCGAACTCCACAACCGCCACTGCCGCCGCGGCTGCAAGCACCGAAGCAAAAATCAGTTTAATTAAATCTAGCTGCCCGGTGCCTCGGCTCGAATGATCCCGCAGCAGCAAATCCATGCTGTACAAACGGTTTTCAATCCCCTTGATCTGAAGGTCCACCGTGCTCTGACGGGCGAACTCAGTGCGCCAATCAGCAGCCATCCCGCGCAACTCATTGAGCGCTTCAAACCGTTTATCCGCAGCCGACTCCGCTTTGGCAACCGCCTTTTCGGCGGCGTCCATAGCCGTCTTCACACCCTCTTTTTGAGCATTAATGAGCAGGCCGACTTTTTCGTCCAAGCCTCGAATGAGCGACAGCAGAAGCGGTTGGTTAACGGCGGATTGAGTAGTAAGCGCCTCGCTCAGCGTAGCCATTGCGCTTACTACTTCAGTCTCGCGTTCTCCTAGCCCAGCCACATCGCAATTCCTCAGGCACGCGAATTAGAAATTGAACTTGTAGTTAAACCCGACCGTGACAAGGTTCTCGGAGTTGAACTGCAAGTTGCCCGCAGTCGCCGCGCCGTAGTTGATATATTTATACCCGATGTCCAAGAACAACGTGTTGGACAGGTCGAAAGTCGCACCGGCCCCCGTCATCCAGCCGTTTGCAAAGGGGCGCTCGACCGCGCCGACGATCACATACGGTGAGATCAACCGCGACACCAGCGCGGTCGGTATCGTCGTTGATGCCTGAGTGCCGAGCAGGCCAGCGATCTGTCCGCCGACCTTGACACCCTCGTACGCAAGGTAACCAGTCTCGTTGGTCGCAAGGCCATTAACCGAGCCGCCGACATTGACCTGCCACCCCATGCCCGCTTCACCGGCAAGAAAGTAAGTCCCGTTGGCGAACTGGTAGCCAACCACACCGCCAGGGATGCCTCCCCCCGCAAACACCGAACCGCTCAAACCGGAGCCAACGATGTCGGCGTTGGTGCCATTGCCAGCGATGAAGCCGCCGACATAGGCACCCGTGCATGACGTTGGCGTGCATGGATTGCTAGGCGTAACCGGCGCCTTTGCTACGATAACTTGCGCGTTCGCAACCGCAGGCGCGGCCAAAAACATCAACACAATCAATAACTTCTTCATGACTTCACCCCCGCTTCGTTGAATATCCCCGCTACTTCCTTGCACACCACAAGCGCATCCTGTACGTCGGCGTTTTTCTCAAGCGCCTGAAGCGTAGCAATGGCTTTCTCGATACGCGGCATCAGCGGCAAGAGCCGCGGCGCAACAGCGAAAAAGTCCTGAATGTTCATTGCGAAACTATCTTCCCACTAGTCGTTGCATCGGCCACTTTCTGAGTCGTCACAACCGTTTTAACGTCAGGGTTGTTTGCAACCAGCGCATCGAGCTTCTGGGGCAACGGCACAGCCGACGCCGAATCAAGCCGGCTCTGATTGGTCGTCGCCAGCCCGTTCAACGTCGTCAGAACAGCCGACCCCACAAAGGCAATGATCGCGCACCACGCAGTCACGTAGGGAATGTAATCTTGCGGAATTGCATGCGTCAGGTTCAACGTCCCGCCGCTGATCGCGATCGCGACCGTGACAATGATACCGACCCAAAAACGAGTAACCGGATCAACTGATGGCATTACCGAGTTCCTTCTCGATCGCCGCGTTCGTCAGCGGCCCCGCCAAACCATCGACAACTAGCCCGTGTTGACGCTGGAACGCCATGACCGCAAGCTTTGTATCTCGCCCGTAGTTGTTATCCACAGCGAGAGACGGGTCAAGCTTGAGGAGCTTGTTGAGGCTCGTTTGAATCCAGACTGTTGCATTTGGGCCACCCCCGATACCCACCGGCACTTGCTGCGGATAAGGCGGCGGCACGGGCGCCTGCGACGGCCAGCCGGGTAGATCGAGGGCTTTATTGGCGTTCGCCATCACTCGCGCGACCGGGATAATCCCAAGCTGCGCATCGACCACGGAGCCGTTGAACTTGCCGTCCGACACGAATTTCCCCCGCACGTAATTGTTGGTGCCAGACCAATCGTAAGGGGTCTGCAAGCCATAGGCGCGGTAGCCGAAGCCGTTGAACATCTCGCCTTCATAGCAAAGCCGCGTCCAGTCCCACGTCAGCCCGACAAGCCCCTCGTGCGTGTACGTGTCGATCGCCGCTGCTGCCCAGTTCGGGTATGGCCCCCGGCCGGCCGGCACATGCACAGACCGCTCGTTCCACGGGTCGCCCTGCGCAGGCGAGAGCATGAAATTCGACGATGATTCGCGCTCAAACGACGTGGCAATGAAAATCTGCGGGATGCCGAGCTTTGCGGAAATCTCCGCGTACTTGCCTTGCGACACATTAGTCAGCAGCCGGCCGGCTATCGCCGTCGCTTCCGGCAAGCGGGTAATCTTCATTCGCGCCAATAGGTTAGCGTACTCGGCAGTCAGTTGCGCAAACGGCTGCTGCATCACCCCCTCACGACTCGAGGCATGCCTTGGTGCATCCGATCCTGATGAATGGCCCCTGGCGGTTGCTGCCCGCCTCGCGGCGCCGCTGGGACCGCGCCCCTACGCGGCGTGCCCGCAACCCCCGGCCCGGCACCACCGGGAGCCCCCGGTTGCCCGGCAAGCGCCTGCTGCGACTGCTGCATGATTGCCTGCTGCTTTTGCTGCATCTGCATCTGGTGCCGGATCAGATGCTCGCGAATCGTGCCGTGATAGTCGCCGTTCTGCTGGAACTCCTGTACGTGCTTCTGCATGTGCTCAGCATCGTTGTCCATCGGATGCACTTGCAACGGGTAGCCCGCTTTAAGCATCTCGTTCTCAAACTCAGGCTTGAGCGTAAGCTCCTCGCGGATGTCGGTGAATATCTGTGCCGACATGCGCGGCCCGAAAGCATTGTCGAGGAACTGCGCCACGGCCGGCGCGATGTTGAGCTTGTAACCCGGCATGAGCTGCGGCGGTATCCCGCGCACCATGTTGAGCCCCGCCATCTGCATCTGAAGCTGTTGGGTGTTGCGCGCCTGCTCGACACCGAACCAACGAAACTCAAAGCGCCGATCCATCTGTACCGGCTCGATCTCCTCCATCTCGACATGCACGCCCATGTTACCGAACGCCCGGATCGTCATCGGCTTGTCGCGGAACTGATGGTCGAGCGCGACGAACCATTGCAGTAACGGCGTCATCATCTCATTCTCAATGTTGGTCACGACGTCGGCCGTCGAGAGAATGTCGACCTGCTGCTCGTTGGCGATCTGCGCCTGGTTCGGCCTCTTGCCCGGCGCCGTGACCTGCTGCGGCATCATCGCCGGATTGACGCTGAGCGTCTGAAGTATCTGATCCTTGCAAGAATTGACGATTTGAAAGGCGTCTTTCCACAACGGAGGGAACTGCGCGAACTGCGTTGCCTGCGGGTTGGTTTCCCAGATCGCCGCGACGTTGAGCACCATCGAACCGACGCGCGGGTTCTTCTCCGGATCGGTCATGATGATCGGCAGGAGCGCGTAAGCCGCCGCATCCATGCCTTCGTTGAGCGCGTCGTTCGCAGCGTATTGCAGCGTGTCGACAAACTTGACCTTGCTCAGACCCTTGAACGCCCCTTCAATCTTGTCCACTGGGGCGGAAAGCACCGGCACCTTGTCGCACCAATAAGGATTGCGACGCACCGAAAGTATCTGCTTCTCGCCACCGTAATAGATGCGGCAGATGCGCCGTTCGCCCTCGATCTTGAGTTTCGTCCAAGTCTCGTAACCTTGCGCGAAGGACTTGCCGCCATCTAGCTTGACGCCTGCCGCATCGGTCATCGCCTTCTGCTTGTTGGGGTATTGCTGTTCCTGCTTGCCCGCCAGCGACTTGAGCAGTGCTTCGCCCGCTTCCTTGTCGAACTCCTCATCGCGGATCATCTGGCGAATCTTCGCCTTCGACCAGCGCCGGATCAGCGTCACCGAGCCGCCTGCGTCGATCGCGCCCTCGATGCTGTCAGCCGTTACCGGCAGCACCACAGTGTCGGAGTCGGCAATGACCTCGACGCTCGGATACTGATGAACGATCGTTTCTTCCTCGATGTCCTCGAAGGTCTGTTCGCCAGGGATCGACAAGTTGACGTCGACGGTCGGCTCCTTATGCACGCGCATGGCGACGTGGCGCTCGTTGCGGGTCCAGCCGACGAGAAGATTGTACTGCCCCTCGATGTCGCCGTTGCGCATCAGCGGCGGCAACACCTTGGTCCGCAACCGGCACTTGCGGATGTAGAACTCCAAAAGCGACATGACCGCCTGCGGCTTTTCCTCGGAAGCCGAGACGTCGACGTGCTTGCCTGACTGCGGAAAAAGCTGGTTGACGAACCGTGTCGTGCGCGCGTTGATCGCGTCATGCACGATCGGTGCAAAAATCTTGGAGTTGCCCGAGTAGAACTGATTGGGGTTTAGCTGACAATTGTAGATGTCCCAGTAGTCCATATTGTTGTTGGCGCGATCCCACTGGTCCTGAAAAGCCTTCTCGACATCCTTGTACAGCTCGAGACACGCCTTGTTGATGCCGGGCTTATCCATAAGCTCGGCTTTGCGATCCTCGGTCTGCTCGGGCGGGTTGACGAGTTCTTCCTCATCAGTCGCGCCGGAACGAACGTCGTCTTCTTCAATCACGGGGTTACCTTATAAAGCTGCGATCCGTTAGTTGGCGAACCGCTATTGAAGGTAAACAGCATTTGCACAATGGCGGCTTGCGCATTGGTGATGTCGGCCGCCACGATGTCGGTGCGCGGGACGAGGTTCGGTGCCTGCCCGAACGATGCAGTAGCGAAGTATCGCGTCACTAGCGTCGGATCGTCGGTGAGTTGGGCGTTGAGTGCCTGCAACGTGTTCAGTTGGTTGACAAGCGCAGTGATCGCTGCGGTGTAGGTGTTGACGAAGTTGACGGGGTTGGACATTTTAAGCTCCCATGACTGTCCAGTTAGTGCCGTTGTACCATACTAGGTATTTGGTGGAGTGCCCGCCAGTGACCGTAGCACCCCATGTCAGCCCCGCCGTGCCGTCAGTGACATAAGCCATCGCGCCGGTTACACCCGTCGGCAACGATGCCACGACATAGTGGGGGACGACGGGCGGAGCTTGGAACGTCCAGACGCCAGCGTTTCGATAGTTGTAGTCCAGCCGCACGGAAGCATCGGTGCCGCCACCATCCCCCGTAGCAAGAGCTATGGTCGAGGAAACGTCCGACGCCGGGAACGCATAAGCCCCGAGCCAAGTATTGTAGTTGCCAGAAACTAAACTGCCCGCGCAAGTCGCATAGCCAATCGCGACGTTATAGGCACCAGCGCCTATGCTCTGACCAGCAAAAGCACCAACACCAGTGTTTTGACTTCCACTGCTGTTCTGTAGGGCCTGACCACCGATGCCGACGCAACCGGACGGGGCACTCCCGTTCTCTATCGCCTCATAGCCGATGGCGACGTTACTGTTGCCGCTGACATTATTGAAGAGGGCCAACCCGCCGATAGCGACGTTGTAGGAGCC